ACTGCTTGCTGCCATACTACTACTGTTTCATCCTGTAATAAATCAAACATAAATTTATAATTAACCGCATCATTCGCAGATTCAGGAGCTTTTAAATTAATTATTTTATGGTTAGTAACATCAAAATCTCTGGTTACATTAAAAGTAGTTTGTGTAACTTGATTTGTAAGGCCATTTCCTATAACATCCCCAGCTAAATTTATTTCCCCAGTGTTATTACCACCAACAACTACCCAATTTACTCCATCAAAAAACTCTAAAGCTGCCATATATCCTTTATAAACTTGTATTTAATCTAAACATTCCTGCTGCTGGAGACGCTGGGCGTTGTGCAGTTGTTCCTTTAGGTATAGTGATTGAACCTGTGCCTGGAATTACTGGATCAGTCGCTATTGATATTGTCGCAACTCCACCTGACACTGTAACTACTATTTGACCAGTAGTGCCAAGTACATTGGTTAATCCACTACTAGATAATTCGGCATAAACAATTGCAGCAGAACCTATGTTAACGCTAACATTACTTGTTAACATAAAAATTTTAGGAGAGTTGACAGTCCCAGCAAATACTTCTACTGTCGAACCACGAATAAATTGAGTATAGAAATCCTGATCAGTAGCTCTCGTTAATACCCAATTTGTGCTTACTGAGCCAACATTAGTTACTGTGTAAATTCCATTTTCACTTGTAGCAGTTTGATTCTTTACTAAAACTCTGTTGCCTACAGCTAGGTTTAATCCATCCATAGATAAAGCTGCTTGTGTTCCTGAATTAGTTAGTGTCGCTCCAACCCCACTTGATCCATTAGCATAAGTAGCTGTTAAATTACTAGTTGTTGCAACATTACAAGGAGGAACATTGCCTATTGTATTAAAAACCCAGTTCTCACTAGCTAATGAGAACCAATTTGTTCCATCATGAAATTCCTGTTTACCAACAGGCAAAGGTAACTGTGCCATAAAATACTCACATGGTTATTTAAATTTCTGTATTGTATCTTACCATACCAATCTCTGCAACACTAGGTCTTTGTGCATTATTACCTACTGGAATTTTTACTGCTCCAGTACCCAAAAATCTAACATTTTTTTCAAAATCCACTTCTTTTTCAAACTTAGTATATTCTTTAGAAACTACTTTTTTATAAAATGTAAAATTATTGTAATCGTATTCAAATATTGCATCTCTATAATCCCACCCCCATCTTTGAGTAAAAAATGTACTTATGGTTTTTTTGACATCGTAAAGACCAAAATTCTTAGGAAACCTGTAATAATCATCACTACTAGACTCGTTATGGAATTCAGATCTAAATATAAAGCCTTTATATACAGGAGTTGGATTAGGGATAGGTGAAATATTATATTTATTTTGATAACCAAATATTCCAAAATGAACTGGGGCTATAGGAGCATCAAAACCCAAGTTATCAGCTCCACTATCCCAAGAAAAAATACGTAGTCCAGGTTCTGCCGCATGGTTACCATCTCTCCCATGAGAATCAAACCATAATGTACCATGCCCACGATCATCTGAACTATATCCCGATGGATAACGAATTTTAAGATTACCTACCGCATTATGTGCTTCATCATTAATATCGGTAGATTTCCAAGTATTACTAATATTTAAGGTTTGCCCTCTTATGTATTTTCCATATTCAGTACCACCAGCTACCAATCCTACATCTACTAACAATTGTGTTAATGCACTAAATGTCGCAAAACCTGCTAAAGCAGCAATTTCTGCTTGTATTTCCGCTTCTAAAGCAGATATAGTTCCCTCTATAGCTGTATCAGCTTCAATTCTTGAAGTGATTTCTTCATCAAGATCAGCGGGTCTTACATAATCATCATTTAAAGGATTTTTACCTCCAGATGCTATACTAATTATTCCATTTGCAAAATTTGCTATCTTAAGAATACCTGCACCAAGTGCAGATAAATTCTGCGCATTAGGTAAATTATCATTAGAAACATTAAGAACGTATTTAGCATCTTTTGGAGCATAAGTTGGAAGATCAACCTCAATAGGAATATTATTTACTCCGCCTTTCCAATATTTGCCTGTAGTTAAATACATGTTAGCAACAGGTAATCTTTCCACTCTTGAAAGTAATTTTGCAACATCTGTCCCATCTTGTATTAACTCTGGTCTAATAAGAGCAAGTTGCATGTTTGCTTGTAGTGGAGCAGCTATATCTACATAATCCTTTCCGCTAATAGCAGTTGATAAAGTACCAGTAGCATTATTAACTGTATTTTTTAAAAGGCCTGTCTGTAAATTTCCAAGAGACTGTGCCTTAGTAAAGGTATAAGTTGTTCCTAAATTATATAATGCCAATATTGCTTGTAATTGAGGACTAATAGACGTTAACGAATAAGCTGGATTATCCCAATCAAATGTTACAGTTGAACAACCTACTATAAAATTTGAGTTATCAAATAACTTATAATTTTTTGCAGCTCTTATTTGTGTCATTGCTAAAGAACTTGAAATAACAGTTTCCGAGGAGGTATTTAAAGTATTAGGATTTCCAGAAAATACTTGAGGAAGCCAAGGACCCGACATTAACCAATCAAAACCAGATAAAGGATTAAAAGTTGGATTTGGTATTGGTACGTTTAAATTAAAAACAGGTAAAGGAAAGTTAGCTGCCCCAAGTACAGGTAAATTAATAACTCCAATATTAAGTTGTGCTACAGGTTCATTATCATAATCACCTATCCATATTCGGTTATGGTCTAGTTTTTTTAATTCTTCAAAATTCCCTATTTTTCTTTTTAAATCTATTATATCTTGGCGTACGTCAATTAATATAGGTGATTGCCTTGCTATCTTATTTTTATCGCCAACAAAGATATAGCCATGTTTTAATGTTTGATGAACGTTAAAGCCTTCTTCATTAAAATAAGCAATTTTTTTCCAATTTTGATTACTGATTCCATCAAAGAGAGCATAAAAAGACTTGTCTTCTTTTACATAAGAAAGCATACCTTCTTTTCTGCGAGGAGTAAAAATATTATCCCTCTCTAAAATAGTTTCAAGAGAATGTATCCCCCCTTTACCAAATATATCAATATGAGTAGGATATTTATCTAGCAAAGAAACAGGTCTTATAAAATCAGTAACAAATAATCCCATAATTTTAAGCTCCAAGACGATTGATAATGCTTGAGATTTCATCACTTTCATCTGAATAATGAGTATCAATTAAATTAGCCAGTTGTGAAAACCAAGCAGGCGTGCTATTATCAAGTTCGTTAGGGAAATCTTCAGGAAATTTTGGTTGGAATTTATAATAATATAAATCTATAATAGCTTGATTAGTTAAATTAGTAGTCCTATTGGCTAGATAATCCAAAAAATATCTACTCCATTCTTCAGCTCCTGTCATTGCCACATTCATAACTTTAAATGCTCTAACTGCTAAATGTTCTAAATCAGTTGTAGCCGTTGCAGCTCCATCAAAACTCATATTTCCTATACCAGTGCCAACGCCAACTATAACAATTCTAGTAGCATTTGGTTTTACGCTCAATCCTACATTAATTGCCGCTAGTATTGCATCATTAGCATAAACTCCTCCATCGCTATAATAATGTCCATTAAAATTATGAGCGGGAAGATAAACGGGCGCAGCGGAAGAAGCCCTACAAACATTTACTATAGTTTCAGTATTTCCTATAAAATAAGCTGGGTCATTGAAGTTGGAGAATACTACATACCTGCTCATATCTTCCTCATAAGCTGGAATAACAATAGGAGTCTTTAAGTTTGCAAGCGTATTCGTGCCAAAATTATCAACAAGTATTTGTTGTAATTTATTGCTTCCATAATTTGAGTCTTCATAAGCAGACTTATAAAAAGCATCGTCAGTAGCAAACATAAAAGCTTTTTGAGCAAGGTTTGGTCTATTTGAATCCTCGCTTGCATTATGGCTACCTGATGCAACGTCTGCCGCTGTCCTGATAGTAAATACACGTTTGGCATCATTTAAAAAAAAGCTTTCCATATAATCAGGAGTTTTGCCAAAAGAATAACCCGAAGCAAGTATCGCTCCAATACTTGTTCCGCACATAACATCAACATATTTCCAGAAATCAGCTTGCGGTATTCCCCATTGATGTAAGAACTTCTGCATAAAACGATTAGAGCCGTAACCCTTAGTGCCACCACCACAAAAAGAAAATATCCTTAGTGTATTTGTATCCATTATTTTATCCCCATAGTGAATTCTTGGTTAATCTCGTTTGTAGTTCTATAACAGTTATAAGTTACATCTACCCCATATTCATTAGTAATTGTTATTTTTCTTGGATACTCAAAAATAACAGCAATATCACTCGTTAATTCATAAAATATATAATTCTCGCCAAGATTCTCAGGATAACAGAACCATTTATAGCCAACACCTAAAAAAAAGTATTCGCTTTTTATATCGCTTACCAGTTCAGTTGCCCTAAGTATGCTAAGTGGATTAGGCAGTCCTGTATCCTCTATATCATCCGTATATTCGCCGTAATATATTCTATATTGGTATTGAACTATATAATCCTTTTGAAAAGTTACGCCTGTTGTATCATAACCCGATATTTTAAAAACAGTATCGCCAGCAGTAACCTTTTGAAATTCAGTCAGGGCAATAGTTACTGGTGAGATGTTATCTAATTGTTCGGCTAGTAATACCCCGTCATGTTCAATAAATATGCTTTTCTCTTCCAGTAATTCAGGGTTAATAATATTAAAATTAAATAGATAGTCCCCAGCTGGTATTGTATAACCAATTTCAAACCTACCGCCTATATCTATATTGTCGGTGTTTTGTACAAAGAAAGTATCAAACTCGGGAAAATCAAAACCATAAAATAATTTTGTAAAAACCACTCTTAAATCTGCATTTTTAAATCTTGTACCGGCTTTTATTTGCCCAACGTCAAAAGGAATCGGGTGTGAGTTTGTATAAAGAGGATTACCGCCTCCTCCATATACATTAGTTATACCGACCTTACCAGCGTAGATTTTCTTTTCATCTGTATAAATAACAAGCTCGCCAGTCGGGTCTATTTTAGCGTCTTTTATGCCGTTTCCCTTATCACCTTTGATACTCTTTCCATCTCTACCAGCTGGTCCGCATTCCCCCCTCGGTCCCCTAATAGGTTCTGGCAATTTTATGTTGCTAACTAGAGAAATAACAAGCTGCTCTAACTGAGCATACGAAGATAGCATCTTTTGTTGTACGTATAATTCAACATCGGCTAACACCTGTGCTTTTATAGCTTCCTCATTAGCATCTTGACCATCCCGTCCGTCTATTCCATCCCGTGGCTCTGGAATAAGAGCTATTTGTGCTTTTATAATATCCAGTATGGCTATTTTAAGCTCTTCTTCTTTTTTTATTAAAGCCTCATCTACCTTTGATGTTGCCTCTAAAACATACGCATTAAGCTTATCCAATAACAAAAGCTTAATTCTTTCTGTTATAGCTTCTTCGTCAGCATCCCGACCATCTCTGCCGTCTTGCCCGTCTATTCCATCCTTGACCTTGAAATTTAGAACTAAGGCTTCCAATTTGCCTTCTAGCTTTAAGAAAATGGCCTCTTCGTCAGCAGGCTTGCCATCTGCTCCATCCTTAACTTCTGGCAACGACTGCTTTATTTCTTCTAGACCTTTTTGTAATTCTTCTGCTAGTTGACCACTTAATTGCTTACTAATCTCTGCAATGATTTTCTCTTCATCGGCATCTTTGCCATCTTTTACTTCAATAGTGCTAATTGCCTGATCTATAAGGGCAATAACTTTCGTCTCTAATTCCTCTAATAAACCATGAATCTCATTTTTGTCATTCTTGGCGATATTAAAGTATTTCGCTGCGATATTCTTTATTTCGCCGTCAACATGCGCTACCAATTCTGACTCTAGTTCTTCCTTGCTTTTCTTCAGTTCTTTTGATTGTTTTTTAAGGGTTTTGTTAAAAGATGCGCAGTGTTTTTCCAAATCGCAATTAATTTGTTTTTTGATCTCTTGAATTTCCTTGCTGTTATCAACAGTGGTAATTATCTCTTTTTTTATTAAAGGTAATTCTATTTTCTGTTTACAACCATCACTGTAATCTATTTTTAAAGCTTTCTCATCACAAGAAATAGCCGATACATACTTGGTATCTTTGATTTTTTTAGCTAATTTTACAATTCCTTGTGCTAATAATTGACTTTCTACTTGCATTTTATGAAAAAATTTTTAAGATAGGTTTACTTGTTTAAATTTAAGTCATTTTCAGGAATAGCCGTTGCATGCTCACAGCGGCTATTTTTTTATAACTTATTTACCAGTTCTTGAAGACTCCTTATAGCCTCTTGTTCTTGTTTATCTTTTCTATCCTGCTTTGCCGTTTCTTGATTAGCATTCTGTTCTTTATTTAAAATAGAGCTCATCATTGCCTCTGTTTCTTGATCTATCGCCTGTTCTTCTGGCTCTAGTTTCTTAAGTTCTATATCTTCCTTAAATTCCTCCCCACCAAATCTTTCCTGCCAAGCCTCACCTGCATCAATTGCACCCCTATCAATATATATCGCATCAATTTCAGCATACTTTTTCTTAAGCTCTGCATTTTCAAGAGGCGTTTGTTCAACAAGATTGCAGAAGTTCCATTCTACCTCATTTTTACCCTCCCAAGTTTTCTGTAAGGTTATAAGCTTCATAAGCCAATCAAGAAGCGGGGCAAGCTCGTCATTACGATAAGCAGAAACTAAATCATAATAATTACGCATGTCGTTCTCACCTGTTGAGTTAAGACCTCCGGGGGAACGACCAAATAACCTAGTCATTGGATAGCCAGTTGCAGCACACATACTTTCTGCAAATTTACCCCACAAATCGCTTAATCCCGCAACAGAACTAGCCTTTTTCTCGTAGTCTTCCTTATCAGCATCAAGAAAAATAAGATTCGCCGTTGAACGGGTAAGATCAAGAGATTCAGCACGCATTGCTAAGTCCTCCTTACCTCCTTGTCTTGTCATGTTAGCAGCAAGACCATTAAGCTTAATTATAACCTGTATAAAATCATTAACTATTTCAGCAGAAGCCTCGCTTACCAAACCATACTGACGTAAATTATCAAAACAGCTTTGCAAGACCGAGTCCCCGAAGTTCTGACGTTGCCTACGCCTCATTTCCGTAGTACATACGCCATCTAATAAAAAGCATCGACTGTGATGTACTTTTAACATTAGTTCTTGTGTATGCCACGGCGAGTTAAGATAATAAAACTCAGGCAATCCAAACCTTTCACTTAAATAAGGTCTGATAATGTCATTTTCATACCAGGTAATCCACTGTCTATCAAAAACCTTAAAATGAACTATTTTATACAAGTTCTTTTCATTAAGAGGTTTATCCATATCTAGCCCATCATCAACAAAAGCAACTAACATCGCCCCACCAAACAAACGGCTAAAATAACAGGTTTCTTTTATATATTTTATAAGATCAAGCCTTTTTAATTCCTCTTTTACTTCATCATCACTTACATCAATGAAATTGCCACGCATTGAGTCATCAACAAGAGAATTTACAATACGGCGTGCAAGCCCGTTACTTGTGTATAAATTAGATAAGTCGTCAAACCCAAGAATAGCAGGTTGCTTAACTCTCGTTGCTCCAACCCTACCTCTATTTAACCCTAGACCAGTGTTTGAGTTAATCCAGCTGTCAGTTCTTTTCTCAAACAGCGAATTTATCGTGCTTTTTGCTTTGTCAAAAATTCCCATTAATCCTCGTACCAATTATCAAAATGTTGATGGCATTCTTTGCATAAATAACTATATATTTGTGGGTTAGTATCTAACACTGGAAAGCGATCGTCAAAGATTATATTAAAACTCTCGCAAGAGGGGCATTGTTTATGCTTCATGAAATTAAACTATTTCAATAATAGAGATTATTATAATTCCATTTTTTATAATTTACCATTTTATCTTTCATGGTCTGTTCTTTAGCATACCTTAAAGCATCAATTCCATCATCGTTAGCCTTTTCCACATCCCTTAGAATATTGCCCTTTCTATCAGTTTTATAGCTATATCTGTCAAAATTATCTATAAGGTGATTGCAACGAGGGTGAATATAAATCATATCATAAGATTTTAAGTGATCTATGCCGTCCTCTACCGAACCTTGCCCTTTCTCGACGCCTTTTGCCAGTAAATAACAATTCTCTTCTTCTATCCATGTGCGATTAATAGCAGATATAGTCTCTGGTCTTGAAGAATCAACCCAAATAGTGTGATGTTTGATGTGAGGTAAGTTATCTACAAGAAATTTAGGAAGTTCATCTATATCCTTGCCTATTGCTACTGCCTCGTGGGTTACATATAGGCATTTATCTTTCTCATAACAACGCAGGCCAAAAGTAGGATGCGATGGAGTAAAGCCAAGGTCTAAGCCATATTCAAGCTCGACTGATTCTTCTTCCTCAAAAGCCAAAACGTCCCAGTGCGTTCCCTTTTTAAAAATCTTGATATTTGAATTGCTTATGCAGTGTCCTTCATAAACATGCAAATACTCATCATAGTCCTTTTTTTTAAGAGACTCGAGCTCGGCAAAGAATTCATCAGGTAGTTTAAAAGGATTATCTCTATAAGAAACTTCCTTAATAAAACAATTCTCTCTGGTTCTATTAGCAATAAATTCTTCGTATACTATATCGGTTGTAAATTCAGGGTTAAAAGCAACTATAATTTGCGGAGCATCTACCCTTGTAACTGTTGGTGTTACTATTCGCCAGCTGTGTCTTGAAATACTTGCGGCTTCATCTATAAAAAGCCTTTTTAAGTTTACAATACCTTTTATAGCATTAGGATCACGCCATAATCCCTTAAAATGAATCTTTACGTCAGATGTAATATTGTGAATCAAGCCTCGTGATTCAACCACTCTAAAATAATCGCTAAATCCAAGATCATAAATTTTCTCTTGAAAAACCGAGAATACAGAAGCTAGCAGTGAATTTTGTATTTCCCTTGCACAAAGATATTGGCAATTTTTATCTTCAAAACTTTTAAAAATTAGGTAATCAACAATGGACAGAGACTTTGCCCCACCTCTTCCCCCGTGTAATACAATGTATGTATAATGATGCTTATAAATAGGATGTAAATAAAGGGGAACAGTGATTTTAGAGTGCATGCTTAGAGTTAAGAGTTTTTAATAATTCCATTGCTGGCGAGTTTTTTTTCTCTTTTATAAACCTCATCTGGAATTACAAAATTATAAAATTCTTCTGCTACAGCAATAATTTCTTCTGGGTCTCTTATATCTAAATGAGTTAGTACTAACTCAAGGCATTTTAATCTTAATTCTTGTGAACTCATTTTTTACTCCTTTTTTTATATACATCTATAAAAGCAATAACATAAAGCAGGCACAATTAAAAATATAAGGGCATTATAACCAATAATTTTTAATGTAATCCAAGTATCATGTTTTTCTAAATACCCTTCAAGTGAGGCAAAAACAAAGGAAAATATAAAAAAACCAACAAAAAAAGTATAACATATAAAAATATATGTTTTTGCTTCCATTACAAACTCCCCTTGTCTTTTAATTGCTTTATTTGCTCTGGCGTAAACTTATCAAGATTCTCGTGTTCTTTAATCTCAACAGTGATTTTTAGTTCTTTATCCTTGATTTCATTTTCTTCGTTTTTTAGCTCTTTTAACCATCCGCCCCTGTGATTCATCCAGTAAATCTGAGCGGTTAAATCATCGGCAATAACAGCTCTTTTAAAGATTTTATTACCTACCATTTTCTTGGCATTGATAAGCCCTTTTTTATAGAGACTAGAAACCTCCTCATCCCTTATCTTTATTTGCCTAAAGGTCTCTTTACATATACCGAAATAATCCGCTATCTCATCTAGAGTGCAAGTAACAGACAAAATCTTTAATTCTTCTAACTGTTCTTCAGTAAGAACAATAGGAGGCCTCCCTCCCTTATCCTTTTCTTGCTCTTTACTCATTAGCCTCCAGTATTGCTTTTTGTCCTGTTTCCTTTTCCCACCTTTTTATTATAACATCAACATAAGCAGGTGATAACTCCATCATGTAACAATTACGCTTTGACCTCTCGCAGGCAATTAACGTAGTACCGCTACCGCCAAACGGATCGTATACGCTCTCACCTGACGCCGAGTTATTAAGTATTGGCCGAAGCATGCACTCCATCGGTTTTTGTGTGCCATGACCCGTTGGTTCTTCACCATCCCCCTTACTGCCGTTATATCCTTCTATATCCCATACTGTTGTTTGATCGCGCCTGCCCTGCCAATTATGCCTGATTTTCTGGCCTTTTCTTACCGCGTACCATAAAGGTTCATGCTGGTTGTGATAATCACCACGGCTAAGAACTGGTCTAGTTTTACTCCAAACAATCAGGTTAACTAAATCAAAGCCACAGTTTTCTATATTTTCGGCAAATTTATGAGTATACTTTGAACTATGCCAGATATAAGCTATATCACCGGTAAATAACGCATAAGCATCAGACCAGTCATATCTATCATCATTTAGTACCTTGCCTATGTTTTTAGTTCCTTTGCTTACTCCCTCCCGCCACTCTGGTTCATAATTGACCCCGTACGGCGGATCAGTTACCATTAAAATCGGCTTTGCTCCATCCATTAGTTTTTCAACATGCTGCGGGTTAGTACTATCACCACACATTAAACGATGATTGCCAAGAACGTAAATATCACCAAGTTTAGCATTAGGCTCTAAAGATAAAGCTTCAACCTCTGCGTCTTCCTGTTCTAGGAGATTTTTATCCTCATCTTTTTGCAATGCTCTAATTAAATCACTATCAAGACCATATTCTTTTAGGGAAGGTAAGGTAAAATTTGCTTTTAATAAATCAAAATCATATTCACCAAAACTGATATTATCACGAATATTAAGCCTGTCTATTTCATCTATTGAGAGTTCTTTATCTGGTATTAAACACTCTATAAAATCTTCCTTATCAAAGCCTGCCATTATTAAAGCCTTTTTACGTTGATGACCGCCGATAATAGTAAAATCTGTATTACAGATAATCC